CAAAGTTTATTTTTGAAGCAACTCCTTACAGATGTGTGGCGTTGAAAGATGTTAATAATTATTTCGCTGTGAAAGTTGACCGCAGTGTAAAAGTAAAAGGTATTTATTCAGCGCCGACGTTAAGTAAAAACCCAACAGCGCCAATCGTTTCTAGGGCAGTGGGTGAATGGTTGGCGAATGGGACGCCATTTAATGAGACATTAAGAAAAGGAAATATAGAAAATTTTATAACCGTAAGAAAAGTAACAGGAGGAGGTGTACAAGGCGATAAATATTTAGGTAAAGTTGTAAGATGGTATCAGACCAAAGAGCAATTGCCACCAATAACATATGCTAGTAACGGAAACAAGGTAGCCAAGTCTTCAGGCGCACGTGAATGTATGAAATTACCTGTTGATATTCCTGAAGATTTAGATTATGATTGGTATGAAAACGAAATACTAAAAGTAATAAAGGATATCGGTGCTAGCCGATTTTTATAACCGCAAGAAAGGAAAAAATGTCTGATCAAAAAAGACCCGTAGTATGGGTTGTTGATAATTCTCTAAACAAAACAATCAAAGACGTTATAAGATTTGGTGAGCCAGAGCACATTTACTCTTATGTTGATAAAGATATTGATTTAGTTAATCATGCTAGAGATGTTTTATCAGCATATCGAGAAGGAGATTATTTATGTTTAATTGGTGATCCAAAATTAAGTTGTATTGCATCAGCAGTAATAGTACAAATGAACCCAAGTCATGAAATTAAGTTTTTACAATGGGACGCCAGAAGTTATAGATACGAAGAATTTAATTTATCAATTTAATAAAGGAAATAAAATGTCATTCAAAGACAACCTAGTAGTAGGTAAGCAAGAACTCCCACCACGTATTTGTATTTATGGGAATCACGGAATAGGAAAATCAACAATCGCATCACAGTTTCCTGATCCTATTTTTATTAACACAGAAGATGGATTAGACTCTCTTGATGTTACTTCTTTTCAACGTGCTGGAGAGATAAATGATGTAGTTGATGCTATCAAAGTTTTATTAAAAGAAGAACATGAGTACAAAACATTAGTTATTGATTCAGTTGATTGGTTAGTTGAACCTCTTATCACAAAAGATATTGAGAGCTCTCATGACGCAAAAGACTTAGGTTACGGCAAAGGTCAAGTATTTGTCGCAGAGTCTTTTAGAGAAATACTTCAAGGACTAGATGCATTACGTCGTAAAAAGAGCATGAATATTATTTTGCTTGCTCATGCTAACGTAGTGCGTTACGAAAACCCTCTTACTGAGCCTTACGATCGTTTCTCACCAAAGTTGCCGAACCGTTGTAATGCTTTGCTTCAAGAATGGTGTGATGTTATTGCTTATGCTGGTTTCAAAGTTATTGTTAAGAAATCAGATGTAGGCTTTAATAACACAGTCAACCGTGGAATCACGACTGGGGAGCGGCTGCTTCATGTTGTAGAAAACCCAGCGTATGTTGCAAAAAACCGTTATGCGTGCCCTGATGCGTTCGAAATGAACATTGAAGAAATCGCAAAATATATCCCTATCAAACTTTAATAAAGGAAATAAAATGTCTAAATTTGGATTCGATTTAAATGAGTATAATTCAGATGGTGGTAGCAAAGATTACTCCCCATTGCCAAAAGGTGAATATACAATCAAATGTGTAGAAGCAGACCTTAAAGAAACAAAGAGTGGTGGGCAAATGATTGCTGCTAAGTTTGAAGTTGTTAAAGGTGATTATGTTGGTCGTTTTATTTGGAGTAATTATAACATTCACAATAACTCTGAGAAGGCACAGCAGATTGGTCGTGAGCAATTATCAGCATGGGCAAAAGCATCAGGTAAACCCAACGCAAGTTCTGTTGACGAGCTCTTAGAGAAACCTTTTAAATGCTCGCTTGATATTGAAGCAGGAACAAATGGGTATGCAGATAAGAACCGTATTGTTGGTTATGTTATGAGTGAAGCAAAAGCGCCACAGAAGAGTAGCCTTGCTGATATGAAAAATGATGATCCTGATAGCGCACCTTCAAAAGCGAAAACAGATAAGAAAAAGAATCCTTGGGATTGAATGAAGGATGGGGGCTTAGACCCCCAATTTTAATAAAGGACTATAATGGCAACGAAAAAACCACTGAGTATACCCATACCAGTACAAGAAGTAGAAATGGTTGAACGCATTTATGATTCAATTAAAAAGAAAAAATCCCGTAAATTTAATTTATCAAGACTAGGTGCATCAGGTATCGGTAACGACTGCGTTAAACGTATCTGGCTTTCATGGAGAGGGTATGACAACCCACAACCTAGCGGAAGAATATTTAGGCTGTTCGAGACAGGTAATCTACAAGAAACAAGGATTGTAAATGACTTACGTGATGCGGGTTATAGCGTTTGGGATATGATGGAAGATGGGCAACAATATACGTATACGGATAAGACAGGGCATTTCGTTGTAAAGCTGGATGGAATTGTAAAAGGTGTTCCTGATGCAGAGAATGTACCGCATGTTCTTGAAGTTAAGACGCACAATACAAAATCATTCGCTGATTTAGAAAAGAAAGGTCTTGTTGAGTCTCAGCCCTCTCACTACTATCAGATACAAGGGGGTATATTATTTGGTGGTTTTGAAAGAGGGCTTTATATTGCTCTTAATAAAGATAACGAGCAGTACTATATCAGACGTGTTAAACCTGATTTAGAGGTTCAAGCGGATATATTAGAAAGAATTAATACGCTAATTAATGCTGACTTAGCCCCTGCTGGAGCTGGTGAGGATTATGAAAAGTATCCTTGTGCTTGGTGTGATTACAGGGATGTTTGTTATAAAAAGAAACCACCTATTGTTAATTGCAGAACGTGTGAACATTCTAAACCATTTGAAAATGGGGCGTGGCTGTGTACTTTGAAGAGCGCAACTTTAACATTAAAACATCAGATAGAAGCGTGCGAAAGCTATTCGCAGAAAGGTAAATAATGTATTATTTAGGAGTTGATCCAGGAATGAATGGTGCGATTGCAATTCTTGAAGATGAAGATATTGTTCAAATATTTGACATGCCCACAACAGAAGTAAAAGTCGGAAAGAGCACAAAGAAAAGAGTTAATCCGCAAGAGCTAGTTTTAGAGTTAGCCTTATTTAAAAACCAACATATTAAGGGAATAATAGAGCAAGTTAATGCGATGCCTAATCAAGGTGTTACTTCTATGTTTTCTTTCGGACGTTCTCTCGGAGTGATAGAAGGAGTTCTCGCAGGTTGCATGATACCGTACACACATGTTACCCCAGCGGTTTGGAAAAAGGCGATAGGGGTTAATTCCAGCAAAGACGGAGCACGTGAGATGGCAATGCGCATTTGGCCAACAAAAACAGAACTATTCAAACGTAAAAAAGATGATGGAAGGGCTGAAGCTGCATTGCTAGCGTTGTATTTATATCAGGTGCGGAAATGATTGAGCAGTTGTTAAAAGGTGCGGCAATCGCTATAATGGCTAATAATGTTTGGGTTTGTTTCGATAAAAAACCAAACTTACAAGATGTTGCCGAAGCAAGAAGACTTTTAGATCAATTAACTGATGAATTAATAAAGGAATCTTTTAAATGAATGAACCTGTAGCCCATAGATTTAAATGGGAAGAACAAGAAGAATGGCAATATGGCGATGGGTATGATGCAACAGGAGCGCCCAACGACCCTGACTATTTTGCTTACGAGCCTCTCTACACCCATCCAATGCGTGAACTAACAGAAGATGAGATAAGAGAAGTAGCTGATAGCGTATGCCATACATGGAAAAAGAATGGTGTTGGCGAACTTTACATGACGGATTTTGCAAAAGCCATACTAAAGAAAGCGAGTGAGAAATGACATTTATGTGGACATTTGATGGTGTAATGCAAGCAATTGCATTAGGTTTATCTATTTTAATTTTGTTGTTTTTTGGTTTGATGTGTTTGATTGAAAACATAAAAGATAGATTAAATAAGAAAGGCAAGTGAGAAATGAGTCAAGAACGCATAGATATGCTGAAAGAAATGATAGAGCAGTCCGCAAATCCCGCTGGTTGGATTGGGTACTACGAAGGTAAACCTGCTACTTTTTTATTTAAGCAAGAAGATGTGCCAATATTTTTAAAAAATACTGAGCCTGTTGGAAGTGTTGTACCACTTTACACCCATCCAGCAAAGACACTAACAGATGAGGAAATATCAGATGTTATCAATAATGAGTTTGGACATAAATTCAATGGCTATGAAATTTGTTTTTTATATGCTTTTGCTAAAGCAATACTAAAGAAAGCGAGTGACAAATGACAGCAAATGAATTGGCAGACGAATTAACAAAAATGTTTAGGGGCGAAGAATACGATAGGCTTGTACATGAAATACCTGATTTGCTTCGCCAACAAGCAAAAGAAATAGCAATGCTAAAACAAATTATTGATGCAAACAATTTACAGTCAGATATTGGACAGTTTAAAAAAGAAAAATACAGTGATGAATGGTGGAAAGAAGTAGCTTTGTTAAACAAAACTTTTCCTTTTAGGTTAGGAGGAAAATAATGTTAATCGGGTTCGTAAAGGAAAAACAAGAAGAAGCATTTGACGATTGGGTTAAACTATTAAAAGCTGCAAAGGCGGAAGAAGAGTTTTTAACTGACCCAAAGGCTGTATGGTTAGAGGCTTGGACACAAGCTACGATGGTCGCATGGAGTATTGTTGATGATAATATACCGCCTAAATATAGGGCAGCAATTCACGAAACTATTAAGAATAGGATGTTAAAATGAAAGATTTTAAAACGATGGCGGAAGTAATGGCTGAAGGTAATCCTGAAAATACACAATTACCTTTATTTAATACGGTTGACGAGCTTGATAGGATTATAAGCGCATTAAAATCAATTCGAGATAGCATAGCAATCGCAAGTAAACCTATGAGCAAATAATATGAGATTTAACGATCTTAAACCTCGTCGCTCTAGAACTAAGATGTCTTCTAAACGTCGAGGGGCAAGGTTCATGAGAGGTATCTTTGACAGATATCATTTTTATAAAGCAACGCTGAAGTATGGGCGCAGAAAACCAATAAGGTGGTGGCATAAATGAAGAAGAAAGCAACGAAAGAAGAAAAAGATTTGTATTTAGGTAATCAAGAAATTGAACCCGAACGTATTGATGCGGAAATCGCAAAGATTCGTGAGGGTAGGGATGCACCCCTTACGGAACAAATTTTTGGTGAAACAAAAGCCTATATGGGCGATGCAAAACAAGCATTGTTTATTAAGGATGGTGATATCCGCACGGATGATGACCCACTAATGGAATTTATTGAACTTTATCAACCCGCCGTGATGGTTGATAGGCAAAAGTTTTACCGCAGGTTACTTGAAATATTGGAGGGTTGGAAATGAAACCATTAAATTTAATTCAAGCATGGGATGAACAACAACGAAAACGTGATACGCATCATGCAATTTTAAATATGTTAATTCAACAAATTGAAACGGTTGAAAAGATATTTGAAAATCATCAAGACAAAGTTATATCGCCAGCATCGTATAACGTATGTGCAGGTTTGATACAGCAATTGAAAGCACATACTTATTCAACTTTTAATGATGGCGGTGCTGCTGCCCCAATTAACCCTGATGGTGAGAAAATTACACAAATAAGGATTTTTTATGACTACTGAAATGAGCCAATTACAACGCCAATTACTAGGTGGCGGTGGGGGTGTAACCCTTTTTACCCAACAAGAATTTGATGATGCCCTTGCAATAGCGAAAGCAGAAATCATGGCAATGGCGATTGAAGCATCAAGAACGGCGGTGATGATGGAACGTGAAGCCTGTGCTGTACTTGCTGAAGAATGTGTTGATATTGAAAAGCTGCCCGAAGTAATTCGCAACCGCATACCTAGTCAACGTCAATGATTACTTTTTCTTTTTCTCTTCGTCCCTGTAAGCATTCAAAGCAGGCGCACCAAGACTAACCACCCTACCTGCGACAGATACAGGCTTATAAGGAACGTATGTCGCTAAAGAACCAACCCCTCCTAAACCAGAAATAGCTGCCCCAGTAATATCGGGCGGGGTTTGTTCTAACCTATTAGCCATGTCTTGAAAATTTGCAACGCCAAAAGCATTTGCTGTAGGTGATAACCTATCAGGAAGTTTATTAATCAGACGCTCTTTCAAAATTTGCATTCTTTGTAAAGGTGTGAGTCTGGAGAGTTTTTTATTTCGTTCTTCGGCAACTTCTGGCGGTAGCAAAAGCTCTTCTTTGCCTTCTCCAGAAAATTTCATTGAACCTTCACCAATGTCTTTTTGTTTCTGAGCATTTTCGAGATCTTGGGCTATCAAAAAATGAGCGCCAGTTGGGTTGTCTTTCCTATAATTTGTTGCTGCAGATTGAACAGCGAAAGGAACTCTTTGATTCTGACCTGCTTCAGCTCTTATATAATTTAAATTTGCTGATTCACCAGGAAGTTTTGCGCCTGATGCACGAGAAATATCAGCAGGGTTAGTGATAATAGAAGGTTGCGCAGGTGCTATTGTAGGGGAAACCGTTTGAGCATTCGGAAATCCAGCATTTAATCTGTTTAAAAGCATAGTTCCTACACCTGCTTCAGCCCCTCTAATTAAAGGGCTGGGCTGCGGTTTCGCCCCAGCTATAGGTGCGTTACCCTCTTTCTGATAAAACTCAGGCTGAAAATGACTTTCAGGAAATAATTCTTTAAACTTTTTATCGTAATCTTCTTGTGATTCTTCAGCCATTATTGTTTCTCCTGTTTATAGAAAATGCTAGACTCAGGTATTCTTTTAAGCAGATTATGATAATAGGTCATAATATTCTTATAATCTGGATTTGAGTTACGGAAAAACTTATCTGGTAATTCACGTGGGTGTTTTTCTTGCCAGTCTTCAAACGCTTCTTTTAACTTTCCATTTACTTCATTCTGAAGAATCATTTTTTGCGTTAAACTCATAATGAAACCTGAAGGATCAGTTGACTGAAATCCAGGCTTTGCCATTAATACTGCTTCGGAAGCAGCAATTGATGGACCATAAATATCCTTACCTGCTTTCATTACGTTTTGGTTTAATCGTGCTGCAAGCTGACCAATCTCACGAGCAGTCGCTTGTTTTGCAGGGGGCAAAGATCTTTCTAAATAAGAATTAACGTCTGCGGAAAAACCGCCCCATGGTGTTGATATGCCTGCTTGAGCCAGCTGACCAATACCGCCATACTGATTTAAAAGATCCATAACATCTCTATTTTCGGCAACAAGTTTTGATAAACGTCTAGCATCAACATCTGTCTCGATTACGTTTTTACCACTACCTAAATTCTTAAGAGTAGAAGTCATTGCTTCAGAATCTTTTAATCTAGATTTGAATAACTCGTTTTCTTTTGCTGCTTCGTTTGTTATCCTTGTTTCAGTTTCTTTTTTCTGCGCTGCAATACGTTGATTTTCTGTCATGCCCGCATAAGGATCTGTGCTTGCAACTTGAACACCGCTACTTTGATCAGGCAGTTTTATCTTAGAAGTTAAAGGTTGATATTGGGTCGGGTTGATCGGCTGACCTTTAGGGTCGATAACTTTAATTTCAAAATGATCCCCAGTAGATACCCCCATATTACTTCCAATAGAACCAACCACATCACCTTGTTTAATTTTTTGCCCAACCTGAACAGTAGGATCAACGTGCCCGAATAAAACAGTGTGACCGTCATCACGTCGAATTAAAACTGCTTGCCCATATCCTGAAACAGGACCTGCCTGAATTACTTGACCATCAACTGGAGAAGCAATCGGTTTTCCTTTTGAATTATCAGTCGGCGCAAAATCTATGCCTCCATGCATTTCTTGTTTTCCATTTAACGTCCTAGCCCCAAATGGGCTGGTTGGTGTTAAATTATTTCCAAATAAGTTCGATAATTCAGCAGGAGCAATATTAGAGACAGGTTTCACCTCAGGGGTAGTAGGTATAACAGGCGTTGTTTCTACTGGTTTAGGTTTATACCATATAGGGTATCGTTTATGTTCATTAAAATAGTCTAATGCTTCTTTATCTAATTTTTGCTGTTGTTCTTCTGATAAGCGTTTTTCAGTTTTCTCTTTAATATTTAAATCAGCCACCCCTGTTAAATTCTTAACAAGATTATTTACTGAAGCGCCAATATCTTTATCTTTTGCTTCAAGCACTGGAGCAATATTTGCAAGTTTATACAATTGGCTTGAATTAACATTCCCTGACGATAACACATCCTGTGTTTCGGAGGTATTTTTTGTTCCTAGCACATCTTTTAATATGTTGTAAGCATCAGCCTTATTTTGAAGAGCATACTTTTGCGCAGCAAGACCAGCTCTAATTTGAATTAAAGATGGTTCAAGTTTTTCTTGCTCTTGTTGTTGTCTGCCTAATTCAGCTGCCCCAGAGCCTAATGCTTCGAATGCGGAGCCAGTCTTAGAAGGCTGAGCCAAAGCACCAGCGATAGAAAACCAATTAGGATTATTTCTTTTTTCAAGAGCTTGCATCAACGCATTCGTTGTATCATAATACGTCTGCGCAGCTTCATCATTTCCAAACGAAGTTGTATTTGCAAGAGAGGCTAAAGGTGCGGTTGGTGTATTTGCCATAATATTTCCTTACGTTGTAGATGTATCAGTACCGCTTGTTGCACCATAATCTACCGAAGGTTGCGTGCTTCCAACAGGTAAATCAGGAGGAACATAAATTTGCCCGCCCGATGTATATTGCTCCCCGTTAGGGGCGGTGTAAGTCCCATCCGAGTTTAACACAGAGCCTGAAGGAACACCTGAAGGTAAATTAGAATCAGATACTGGTGTTTGAGTATTTCCTGAACTAGGGTTAGATTTAAAAAGCCCGCTTATATAGCTTGATAAATTACCCAAAGCTCCTGGAGTTGCCGCAATCGGATTTCCGTTTTTATCAACTCCTGCAGCTGTTCCGAATAATTGCGAACCTAAATTTGTATTGCTAACTCCCGCACCGAGAGCAGCCAGCGTAGAAATTTGTTGCAACGGGCTTAAACCAAATTGACCTTGTTGTCCTGGACCTGTTGTAGTTGTCGCAACGCTTGTTGGTATTGTATAACCTCTCAATAACGCTGATTCATTCGTTAATTGCTGCATTGGGAACAGCTGTTGGTTTTGATTAATAGTTTGTTGTTGCCCACCCAAAGTTGATAATGCATTTACATCGCCCAACCCTAATGTTTGTTGTTGCCCAGCTAGGCTTCCTAATTGCCCCGCAGCTGCAAGTTTATTCGCTTGGTCTTGTTGTAATGCTTGTTGCTGTTGTTGGGTAATCCCTAATTCAGCATTTGCAATTGTTGAACCTAATGCTTGCGCACCCCTTGATGAACCAAATTGCCCGCTACCTACTAAACCAGCCGTAGCTTGTGGGGCTAAATAGTTAGCGATGTTTGACTGACCTAAGTCCCCAATTGCTTGTGCTAAATTTGAACCGCCTACACTTTGCGCTAATTTAATAGCACTATTTAATGTAGGTTGATAATTACCTACGTTTTGTGAAACATCTTGGAATGCTTGATTCTGTAAATCAGTAGCCCCCGCAAATTGTGAACCTTGTGCAGCTTGTTGACCTTGTTGGGCGAGTTTATTTAAGTAATCAGTATAAAATGAAGGCGCAGCTGTTTGAGCTGTTGATACCGTTGAAACATTTGGCAATACAGAGCCTTGTGCGAATGATCCGCTAGACGGGCTTCCTGGAGTCACCCCCGTATTCGGCGCATTTGTATAATTTGAGGTTGGTGTTACGTTAGATGCATATTGTGAGAGCGGATTATTTATCATAGATGTGGGTGTTCCTGTAGCCAACGGTGTTGGTGATACTTGTAAAGCGGTTGGTTGGCTTGATTGCTGAGCTTGTTGTAATGGGGATACACCACCCAATTGTGGATCTGGTGTGCCTGTTGGTAATGAGGTTTGAGGAGTTCCTGCAACAGGATTACCAGATAAATCAAAAAATTGTCCGTTTTGATCAGCCCGACCAACTTCGTTTCCTTGTGCATCATTGTACCTTGGAAACAAACTTGGGCTTCCATAATCAGGTCTTAGTGTCCAACCTGAAGGCAATCCAGTATTTTGCGTAGTTTGGCCTTGCGCTGTTGGTGCAAGTTGTCCAGAAATATCAAGCGCCATAATTTACCTCTTTTCTTTCATTTTAATCCCATCTCTTAAATACTCCAACGGAGATTTCGATTTTGGGGGGATTTTACTTATAGGAGCTGAACGCTTATGCTCCCTAAGAGCAAGGCGCATCTTATCTAAAACGGATGCTCCTTTATCGCTGTTACCCTTACCTAAGGCGGATACAAAACTCGCAGGAAGGACGTATTCTCCGTCAGCGATCATCGCAGGGATTTTTCCACCTTCTGAATGATGCTGTTTATGTGAAATTGAGCTCCTAAAATGCTCTAAAACTTCTTTTCCTGCCTTGCTTGAACCATTACCTAGCTGAGCAACTGCTTCCGCATCTATGACGTAATCTCCATCATTTAGGAGGGCTTTAATATCATCAGATTGCCCATCGCCTTTACCATCAGCGTAATGTCCCGTATGACCTGTGATAAATTCAGGGGTATGAACAGAACCACCCGTCTTTAAAGTGGGTATTGCTGTTGAATCAAAAGTTGTTTCATACATTGCAGGGTTATATGGCGCATTAGATTTTGATGTCTGAATCAGTGGCGATTCTTCTTGGGGAATACCTAACTGCGCTTTTAATTTTGGGTCTAGCTGAGATAGCTGTGGGTAAAGTTGTTTTAATTGCTGAAGCAATTGAGGATTCGTTTGAACCATAGGTATACCTGCTAAAGAAGTTGCTTGTGGGGTTGCATACGGTATTACCGCAGGGGTTGAAGTATTAGCACTAGATAAAGCACCACTACTAGTATTAGAAGGAGTTGATGGAGTAGTTGGGGTAGTTGATGGCTTAGCACCAACAGTAATAACAGGGGCTTTGGTTGTAGTTGTTGTAGGTGTTTCAACAGGAGTATTGCTTGGCGATGTTGGTGCATTTGCATCAACTACAATCGTACCCGCATCGGTTGGTTTAGGCGCATCAACATTAATTGTTCCAACATCGGTTGGATTGGATGGTAAATTACCATTTGTTGAAGCGGTATTATTTGGTGTTGTTGGTAAATTACCAGTTGGGGTTACAACCACATCGCTTGGTACGGTTGGTGGTGCGTTTGCATCAACTACAATATTTCCCACATCGGTTGAATCAGTAGATGGGTCGTAACCAGATATTTCGCTTGCAGTTGCCGAATCCATCCCAGGAGTTTGCATTAATTTATCATATTGTTCTTTTGGTGTTAAATCAGGTGATATTGGCGATGTGGTTGGGTTATCGCTAGGTGAACCCATTGTTACCGAGCCACTTGGTACTAACGGTGTTCCATCATTACTAGCTATCGGTTCATAGGTTGTGTTTCCGCTTGTATCAACGGGATTTTGCATAGCAGTAACTAATGCATTATTTATATCATTGTTTGATGGTGTTGAAGGGTTTGTAGCAGCATTAGCACCTGCGGTTAACGCCCCACTTGCTATTGCACCAGCAGCTAAATTAGAAGCATTAATAGGTGCGCCTGTGATGGCGGAATTAGTTAATGCGCCAGTAACGCTTTTAGCAGCTGCGGTTAATGATGGGTCTTGTCCATTCATTAATTGCCCAGTTTCAGCTGAAACACCGCCAGTTAATGCCCCTGTTCCAATTGCATTTAAAACATTTCCACCCGTTAAAGCAGCGCCAGTTCCAGCACCAGCTGCGCCCGACACTATTCCTGAACCTACAGAACCTAAATCACTTGCAAGATTTCCTGCTACATTACCTACGCCACCAGCTAAAGCACCTGTTAGTATGCCTTGGGGTGTGATTGGTTGTCCTGTAATTACATCTTTAGCAACCGTAGTTAATGCCCCTTTGCCAGCTGCATTTAATGCAGCTTGTTGGGCAGCTGCTTGTTGTGCTGCTGCATCTGCAGCTTGTTGGGCAGCTGCTTGTTGTGCTGCTTGCTGGGCTGCTTCATCTGCAGCTTGTTGGGCTGCTTGTTGTGCTGCTATTTGATCATTTATAGCATTTTCCATTGCTGAAGTGTCACTCGTAAATGATGATGCAGCAAAATCTGGCCCAGTTAATGCGGTATCAGCTGCTGCGTTTCCAGTTATCGATGCCGTAGTAGCATCGGCAGCAACCGCAGTATCCGCAGCAGATGCGGTAGCAGCAGCTGCATCAACAGCTTCTGGTATTGTAGCTGCAGCATCGGAAGCAGCTGCCGTAGCATCAGCAGCGGAAGCTGCTTCACCAGTAGTAATAGCTGCATCCGTTGCAGCTGCAGCACCATCTATGCTTCCTTCAACCGCTAAAGAAGCACCATCGGTTACAACTGCAGCAGCCACCGTAGCTACTGCTGCAACAACTCCCATAACGCCACCTTTACCTCCACCGCCACCCCCTCCGCCTCCGTAAATATAACCAAAACCGCCGTCTTTTTTACGAGTGGCTGAATCACCTAAAGGCTCGCCTAATGCATAAAGTTCACGCCTAGAATAGTAGTGTTTCATAATCTAATCATCCAATTGTAATCTGGCATATCGGGACGACCAAAATTTTCACCTTCATGTTTAGCTAAATTTTTTAATAAAGTAATAATTTGTGGATTACTAGCTGCACCATAAATGGCTTGAATTTTAAGTTTTTTAATTTTACTAAAAATTTTCAACATAGATTTTGCTAATGTTAAAGGTTTATCAAGCGATGCTAAATGTACTTCATATACATGCGGTCTTAGTGCAATTAACAATAGAACGGTATCCCCAGAAGTTAAAATAAAACCCATTTTATTTTGTATTACATGATTTACGGTTAGCAATGCAACCTTTGGATTCCAGCCATTTTTTATTGCGTCTTGTTTAATGATTTCACTTGGTTTCATATTAATAATTCGCATTCCCGCTAATAACATTCATCGTGCTTACTAAGTGCGATGCCCAATCTTGCCATGTTTCAAATCCACGATGGTCGGCAACCCCGTTTTGTACAAAGTATCCAATACCATTCATGCCATCAACCCAATCACGCCATTTATCTTCGGTAATTGTTCCTAATTGATTACTAGCAAACAATTCCGCCATAAGGCTGCACCAATAATCCCAATTCATGTTGCGAGGGTCGTAAGTTATCATGGATTACCCGTTCCACGAACATCACCAATATCAGCACTTATTAATATTCTACCCATTTGATATGCGCCATTATAAGTATTGCTTTCAAACCGCATCCGTAATTCACGGTATTGTTCCTTCATATCAATCTTTAAAGTTGTTGGGCTAAACGTATAGGGTGATAATTGGCTAGTAACATCTTGGTCATCAGCATAACCCTTACCCTTAATGTATAAATTCATATTGCCGTTTTGAATAAAATCAGGTTCAACCCGTTCAACACGAATCCATACATTGTCCCCTTGCAACTGCGGATTTCCAGGTCCACCGCCCACCCAACCCAATGAATTTGTTTCAAAATATGATTGAATTGCATCAACATTGGTTAAATATACTTGGTCAACGCCAATTTCATGTTGCCACAAGGTATATGCTTGGTTTAATGTAAAGAAAATGGTTAATCCAGAACCAGTAGATGGAGATCTAGCCGTTGTGGTTAATGTTCCCGTAAATGAAGAAGAATAATTACCACCTTGAATAATATTTAAAGCCGTTACAACACCAGTGCTTACACTAGCTACGGATAATAATGCTGGTGAACCCGTACCACCATTTACTTGAATAACATCGCCTACTTGATAACTTGTTCCGCCATTTACAACGCCAACGGAATTCATAAAATACCCTGTAGAAATGTTATCAGCCCAAATAGGGTATCGAAACACTTCGGAAAACACTCCAGCACTACGGTTTGCACCAATAGCAAATCCCGCATCATACCAAGTTTTTTCCCGCACATTATAAATAATTGCATTATTACATTCGGTCGAATTCCCCGATGGATAAAACCACCAAATTTCACCGAAACGTGGAACTTTTGTTACCCATACTTTTTGGCGTTGTGCGTAATTTAAATTATCAAAGAAATAGTTTTGATTTGTATCATTTTGTATTTCTTGCACAACGCCGTTGTACATTAAGAATCTATCTACACCGCACCAATAGAAAATTCCATCATATTCAATTACACATTGCGATGACATTATCGATGTTTGTGTACTTATAATATCGTAGCGCCAATAAATTGTTGATGTACCTACCGTTTGTGGCGCATAAGTAACACGGGTAAGTTGGTCGGTACTCCAAAACAAACCAGCGGGTGATGTTGTACCGCCCCGTAACGGCATACCCTTTATAACTTTTGTACCCGATACATTATTTGCGTTAGAATCAGCCCCGACCCAATTATTAAGATTTCCTGCACTATTGTTTTGAATTAATCCATTATTACCATAAACAAAGGTATATGGATACAAAACAACCACACCACCCGATACACTAATATTATTATCATAGGTTAGGGTTTGTGTAGATGTAGAAGTAGCTGCTTGTGAAAGCGTTATAGTAGTTGTACCGCCAGCCGTTGATACCGCCGTAATCGTTGTATTAGCGGGTATTCCCGTACCACTAATCGATTGCCCCGTTGCAATTAATAAGTTAGCGGGTGTAACCGTAGCGGTTGTTGTGCTATTTAATACGGTAGATGCGGTAAATATACCAAGTTTAGTCATGCCCCCATAGGGGAATTGCCCAACCATTACTGGCGTATTAACAGTACTACTAATATCATTTAAGTTTTGCCCTGGATGCCCTAGTACCGTTAATGCGCCACTACCACCACTATCATAAACAACATCCCATTGCCATAAGTTGTTTGCATTAGAATTAAAAGCACTAGACATCGTTACCGTTGTTGGACCTGAACCTACGCCATTGGTATTGTTTGTTTGCCATACATACACGCCATCGCTTTGCCCAGAATACACATAATTAATACCGTTCTGGGATTGCATAATCATGCCACGGCTTATCCCTGTAGCATTTTGGAATAATCCGTTATACCCACCAATTTTACGGGGCAAACCACGTTGAAACCGCACCCACAACCCATCTACATATTTTAGGGATGAAAATTGTGTGCCATCACGTTGAATGCCTGCCTGAATAGTTAGGGATATAACCTTAGCTGTCAAAATCCACCCCCTGCTATTCCACCTAAAGCATAGAAATAGGTTGATGAAAAATAAGCTACTTCGGCATTACCTACTACTACGCCTAATTGCCCCGATGCGGGTAAATATAATCCAGTATTCGCATCACCAACAAACTTTAAAGATGGTACGGATGTTGAACCATTACCTAGTGTTAGGGACGTAATACTTGATGATGAACCAGATGCTGCGTTATATACGTTTGTACCATCGCAAATTAAAATTAACGATGTGTTTTGCGATATTGTTACAGTAGCACCGCCACCCACGGATGTTTTTACAGTAAAAGTATATGAACCCGTTGTATTATTGGTGATTGCGTATAGTTGTACGGTTGATGGCACAACAACAATTTGATTGCTAGTTAATGTTCCCGTATAAATTTGTATAGTATTTGCAGCTTGTGCGCTAGATAGGGTTAATGTACCACCCGTTACCGATAGAGCTAATTCCGTATAAGCAAATTGATTTGAACGCCCATATGCATATGAATACCAGCCACCCGAACCAAATGAAATTAATACAATCGATTCGGTAAGTTGCAATTGTTGATTAGAATTACCATCAATCGTATCCGCACCATTCGGTGCTAAGGTTAATATTCCCGT